CTTCAACTGTTGCAAGATAATGGGCAGAAAATACAACAGAGTGAGCAATATTGGATTCTTGGCAACAATCCCAAACGCCACGCACCGAACCTACACCATCACAGAACTCTGCGGAGAGGAGGAGGAGAAATGAGCAACCAAGAACAAACAGGCAACGGATGCGCCGTAGCAGGAATCATGACACTATTCATCGGAATCTTCGTCATGGGCGGAATCATGGGAATCGCATCAATCGTACTCGGCGCACTCTCTATGAAGGGAAGCGCATGGGCGAAGGTTCTCGGCATACTCGAAATCGTGATTGGCTCGATATTCGTGCTGTTCATGATAATTGCGATTGGAGCGAGAGTATGAGCGATTTTGAAAAACGATGGGGGCAACTCACAGTCGGCGAGGCGATTGAGTTGAACAAGAAAGCACAGGAATCGATGGGAGACCCTTCAATCGAGGGCTGATGGATAACTTGTCTTAGGCTCGAAGACGTTAAACATCGAGCAGAACCTCACAACTAGATGCCGACACGCTTTATTGAATGTTTATTTGAGTTCATTACTCTTATTCACTAAATGATAGAAATGTTTTTTGATAACTCCTATCTTTTTTCTACTCATTGTCGGCATCGCACTACTGGCGCAGTACTTGCAATATTGGACTTTCGTGTTCAGAGCATAGAAGCTCGACTGCGCCATCTGTCGAGGAGTGGGGGAATCCACAAATCGGCGCAAGACTATCAAATAACACATGATAGCCCCCTAAATTACAATCCGTCCTGCGATTTGAGAGAGTCGCAGGACACCAAATAACACCGAGCGGAGGGAAATCTTCAATCGGTGCGGTAACTAACAACAAGGGAGGCAAAAATGGGGAAGAAAGACGGCGAAGTCTCGCCATACGAGCAGGGCATAGTTCTGCTTGTCGTGCTAATAGCAATCACGTTGACTATGGTGTGGCTTGCTCAATGACAGAGGCACAAATACAAGAGAGCGTGGCTGTTTGTAGCGTTGCAGGGTGCGACAGAAAAGCTCGCTGTCGTGGGTTCTGCTCTATGCACTATACGAGATATTGGAGGCATGGCGATGCGACAGTAAACGGTCGGAAGGGGAACAAGAAACACCCATTATATTCGACATGGCTCGATATGAAGAACAGATGCAACAACCCAAGAGGGGCAGATTGGAGTCAATATGGCGGTCGAGGAATCAAAGTCTGCGAGAGGTGGGTAAAAAGTTTCGATGCTTTCGTGGAGGACATGGGCGAGCGACCGACTGGGTACTCGTTGGATAGAATCGACAACAACGAGAACTACTGCCCTGAGAATTGCCGTTGGGCTAACAAATACGAGCAAGCTTGGAACAAGAGCAACACGAAAGGAGAACACAGGGGGGTAAGAATGAGCAGGGGGAAATACATCGCAAGGATAATCGTGAATCGGAGAGAGGTCTCAAAATCGTTTGAGAACCTTGAAGATGCTGTGGCATACAGGAAGAAATTGGAGTCCATATATGCCCACTAGCGAACACGACATATATGTGCTGATAGCGGACTACATGGACATCAAATACCCAAATGTTGTCCGACACTTCGATTTGTCGGCTGATTTGAAGCTGACAATAGGACAAGCGAAGAAGCACAGCAGATTACAGGGCAGAAGGGGATTCCCTGACTCGCAAATCTGTCAGCCGATTGACAGGTGGCACAGCTTCTTCTTAGAAATCAAAAAAGAAGGCATCCGAATCGTCAAACGCAACGGCGAATTGGTCGCAGACCAACATATAAGGGAACAAGCATCAATGATTGAGCAGTTGAGGGCAAAAGGATACTGGGCGGATTTCGGTATTGGCTTCGATGATTGCATCGAAAAGATTGATGCATACATGGGAGGCAAAGCGGATGCTCAAAAGTGGGTGCGTTGGAGTTCGTGAGATAGACGGTCTCACGATTGTTTTTTACGATTCACGCACAGTCTATGTCAAAACAACGTTCGGAGCATGGGTCGTGTTCCATAGGTGGTTTCACATCAAGAGAGGATTCTGCACAAACAACTTCAAGCCGTTCGTGAAGAAACTCCGCCACAACAGACATCTGACGTACAGCTTCATCGTTGAGAAAGCCCAACAATTCGACATCTCAATCAATGCCTCTCGGAAACCGAATCTTGAAGGGCTGACAATCGTCAAACTACCAACTAAAGGAAGGAATAGGAACAAGGAATGAAAATCACAAAAGTCGAGCTGTGGCTCAATGAGTGCTACGGTTGCAAGGCGAGCAGATATACACCGCTTCACGACTGGTATTTGTCACTAGGGATGCCACTCGGCAACTTCGAGGCGATAAGAGTGCCACTCAAGAGAGAATGGCAAGACTTCGCCAAGAAGATGAAAGAGACGGCGCACATCGACCTGCCGTTTGTTGTGATTCGAGTCGATGACAAGGACACAGAATCACTCGTTTATGGCTATGACAACTTTATTAAGCAAATAGAAGGGAGCAAAGGAATGTTCATCACAATGGAACAGCAAAACAAGATTGCACGAGACATTCTCGTCAAAGAAGAAGAAAAGAAAGACACCGAGACGGTCGAAATCACGAAGAAGCCGACCAAGAAGCAGGGCATCGTGAAAAAGAACAAGACAAAGACAACAGAGGTTAAGTAATAGATGTCATTTGCCGAGGACTTGAGCTTTGGGAGAGAGGGCGAGGCAATCGTCCGCAATCTTCTTGAGTCCTCGGATGTTTTTGAGAATGTATGGGATTGCTCAAATGACAAATACTTTCAAGGTAAAGACATCGACCTGCTTGGCATCGCTAGTGACGGACACATAGCGAAATACGAAGTGAAAACGGACAGAATGGCGCACGAGACAGGGAACATCGCTTTTGAAGTCAAGACAAGTGGCAACATTGGCTGTCTCGCTAAGACAGAAGCGGATTTTGTCATGTATTACATCGAAGGCAACGGCAAGCTGTACTGCTTCAATGCAGAGCAGATGAGGCGATACCTTCGCCACAACAGATTCAAGCTTTACCGCATGGGAGACAATGCAGAGGGGCATCTATTGAGCATCAATCGGCTATTACGAGACGGACAAATAAAACGGATTAGAACATATGAGTAATAAATCAAATATGTTGAGACGGTATGAGTTGCGACCGTTCGAGATGACACAACGAGACATTGAAAACAGCCGAATCGGTTATGAGGACATGATATTCGGCAAGAAACGGAAAGCACTCAAAGCGAAGCGCAAACGAGAAAGAACGAACAGAAGAAAGGGAAGAAAATGAGCAAGAGAGACGATATAGACGAGTTCTTTGACAATAGGATGGTGGAAAATGTCGGACTTGTACCGTCCCAAGCATCATTGGCATTGGCAATAGGCTATCGGCAAGCAAAAGGGGGGGAAGACTCACAGTTAGAACAATCAATAGAGATGTTTCTATTCAGCTCGACTATGTTTGACGGTATAAGAGCCGAAGTGAAGAAGTTATGGAGAAACGGAAAAATCGACCGCCTCGAAGCATTCAAGATGTTGAACGAGTATGGGAAAAGAGTCGCAGAAAGCGAGAATGAATTATGACCGAAAAAAGCCCTACAAAGCAACGGAGACCAAGTGTCGGTCGTGGCGGTGTGCCAACCCCTGACGGCTTCGAGAAATACCCTGAACGCAGGCACAACGGCGCATGGAAGAAAGAAGATACGCTCCGCTACAAGTGGGAACAGATGATGAAGCTCGATGATGACGAGTTGCAGGCGGTACTCGATAACCCCAAAGCAACGAGAGTCGAGCATATGACCGCTGAGATTCTACTCGACAAGACAATGAAGCCTGCTGAGAAGATGTCGATACTGGCAACGCTATCAAACCAAATCTATGGTATGCCAAAGCAGGTCAATGAGAACAAGAACATCGAAATCAAGCCGATTCTACCGATGAAGGGGAAGAAATGAAGTACAGGGTTGAGGTTTGGCGAGACCACAAAAGGTGCGAATGCTATGTCGGCAAGAAGAAAGACATCCCAAAGTTTATCTCGCACACTATCGATGATTATGACAATGGCGAATGTGCATATCGCATATATCGGATTTTCTTCGGCATATACATGAGAATCAGTTTCAGGCAAAAGATGAAGTATTTGGAGCAGGCGAGACAATGATACTCCAAGAAACAACCGCCCTCGACAAGATTGTCGCTATGAAGAAGCGCATTCGAGTCGTTCAGGGCGGTACTTCGGCAGGCAAGACGTATGACATCCTTATTGACGAACTAGACGAGGCAATCCGACAGCCGAAGATTCTGACAACTATCATGTCAGACACGATGCCGAATCTCCGTCATGGTGCGATGCGAGATTTCATCAACATCGCCAAAGAGACTGGGGTTTGGTACATGAGCGACTGGAACTCGACCTATTCAACGCTCACGCTCCCCAATGAGTCAATCATTGAGTTCTATTCGGCAGATTCAGAGGATGCACTCGGCGCAAGACGTGACAGGCTATTCATCAACGAGGCAAACCGCATCACGAAAGAAGCGTTCGACCAGTTGGAAGTCCGCACCGAGCAGAAAATAACGCTAGACTTCAACCCTGCGAATCGTTTTTGGGCGCATGACTTATTGAGCCGTCCTGACGTGGACTTCGTGAAACTGAACTATCTCGACAACGAAGCTCTGTCCGAGAATATCAGGAAGACACTCGAACTAAGAAAGGGAGACGGCACGTCAAACTGGTGGAGAGTGTACGGACTCGGCGAGATTGGCTCACTAGAGGGCAACGTCTATCAAGGTTGGATTGCAGTTGATGATATACCGCAAGAGGCGATTCTGAAGCGGTACGGAGTGGACTTCGGTTGGAACGACCCAACAACAGTCATCGCAGTCTATGAGGACGAGAACAAGTCATTGTGGCTCAAACAATGCATCTATCAGTCACAGTTGCCTGTTCCTGCGCTCATAGAACGCTGTAAGAGCCTTCCTGACGGTTTGTTCGTATGTGACAACGCTCGACCTGAAATAATCGCTGAGATGCAGTCTCATGGGCTGAGAGCGATAGGTTCAAACAAGACGGCAGGCGAGAAGATGAACGGCAAGCGGTACAACATCGAACTTGTGTCGAGGCGCAAGATTCACTATACGGGAGACTCGAAGGAGCTTGAGCAGGAGTTCCTGACCTACGCTTGGCGCAAGAAACGGACAGGCGAAATCATAGATGAGCCTGAAGACGGTTTCGACCATGCTATGGATGCGATTGCCTATGCCGTCCGAGATATGGAGCGGAAGCCCATAGAGTACGCAGGCATCCGCTGAAAAAGTCGAAAGATTTTTGGGAGATTTTTGACGGTTTGCGAAAGTAACAGAGGTCAGCCTGTGGAAAACTCCAACAAAAAAGTCCTAAAAACCTATTGACTTATATACTCCGTCGGTGTATAATCCTAAGTAACATCAATGATAAATCCGAAAGGAGCAACAACAATGAAAATCACACTTACGAAAGACCAAGCGTACACGCTCATGACGGCACTAGAACTCGCAAAGTACGATGAAGATGACAACCTGTCAGGCTTCGAGCAACAAGAAAACAAGAAATACGACCGCTTGATTGCAAAAATCAGGAAGGCAGTCGCAGAGGACAAAGCACAATGAAGAAGCTTACAATCACGAACAGGCAATTCGCAACTTTAATGGATGTCTTGCGCAGGTCGAACAAACGGCTTGCAAACGACATCGACTACCGAGAGAAAGCCCTGCCTTACTTGAAGCACAATGGAATCGTGGCGAATGACGATGCCGTCTATCAGAAGGCGAGCGAACAGCTCGAAGAACGCAAGCAACGGCTTGCCGACCAACAAGACTTGATGCAGGCACTAGAGGAGGCATAAATGAGCAAACCAATGTGGGCAATCATTAGTGTCAATGAGGGGAGAGCAATCTCCCTCAAAGACACCAAGAAAGAATGTCAAGAAGCCGTCAGGTGGCTTGAGTTCGCTGACACGTTAAACGGCACGAGGAACAAGTATGTGATTGAGAGGGAAGATAGAATATGACAGACCAAGAAATCGCAGAGTTCGTAGCGAATATCGCTCGCCGAACCAACCTCGACAACTACTCGATTGAGATATTCAAAGGGGGTGGAATCGGACTCATCGAGACCGAGCGAGCGACACAGTATCGGCTCAAGCAGGACAACGCAATCATCGTGGAGATTCCGAAGCTGTCGAGGCACGAGGGAATCGCAACGGCACAGCTCGCCCTTGCTATTGGCAGACGTTTAGAACGCTTCGAGAGGGGCGCAAAGGCAAACGCAGGGAGAACAACCGAAACGAGGCAGAAAGTCGCTCAGAACGCAATTCAGGCACGTTGGAGCGCAAAATAGAATCAAGGAGCAGTCACGCAAGTGACTGTTTTTTGATGCCACCCTTACCGTCTCAATAATGACGGTATGTTTGAGAAGTTCAAGTCAATGCTCAATATGAGCGACAAAAAGCAAACACCAGTTGGCGGTGTTGAAGCCAACAAGTCTTTGTCATTCTCTTACCGCTCGAACCCCTATCATGGCTCTGTGACATGGGATTGGGCGAAAGGAATGGCTTTTGATAACACTTATCCGTCCGTCTCAAGGATTGCAAACGCTTTCATGGAGATTCGACCGTACGCTATCGACTCGAATGGCAAGCCGATTCAGCAAGTGCCTGCGGTGGACAAATTGTATCATCCGAATCAGCAAATGAGTTCGGTGGACTTCCGCCAAGCTCTCGCCGTCTCTGCGCTCTCGCACCGCACGACTTACATTCTCGTGTGGCACTATGGCGAAGGCGGAGAAGTTATTGCAGGCAACGGCGATGTCACACCTGACAACATCGCAGGCTACACGTTCCTCGAAGACTGCTACATCAAAGTTGTGAACGGTCACAAGTTCTACAAATCGCCGAGCCTCAAGTTCGAGTTCAGCGACAATGAAGTCATCGAGATTTCGGCAGGAATCGACCCAAATGACTTGTCGGCAGGGTACAGCCCAACGCAAGCCGTCAAGAAATGGGCAAACATAGACGATTACATCGCCTCATACGAGGGCGGACTATTTGAGAACGATGCCGTTCCAGCAGGGCAGTTCATCATTACTGCGCCGACCGCCGATGCTTTCAACGCTATCGTTGACGAGATGCAAGCCAAGCACCGAGGCTCAGGCAATAACAACAACGTCCAATACATCCACCGCCCAATCTCCGCCGATACTGGGGCGGTATTGCCTGCGCAGATTGAGTGGATTCCGTTCTCTCAGCCGAACAAGGACATGAGCCTTGAGACCATCTTCAAGCAGGTCAACGACAAGATTGACTCGACCTTCGGAGTCCCTGCTTCGATTCGTGGGGTCAACGATAACAACACCTATGCATCCGTCAAAGTCGATGAGCGCATCTTCGTTCGTTGGACACTCAAACCATTCGCCACTAAGATTTGGACACGATTCACGCACGAGCTGAACCGCATCACAGGCGGACTCGGTGTCGCTATCACGTTTGATGTCGAGATTCCGTCAATCGCTGATGAGGAAAAGGTGGAAGCCGAGCGCAAGAACGTTGAGGCCGACGTGATAATCAAGATGCTAGACAGAGGCTACTCGCTCGACTCGATTGTCGATGCCTTCGAGTTCTCGAATGCTTACAAGCTACTCGAAAAGGGCGCAGACGATGAGGCAACTATCGAGAACGACAAGCCTGACGTGGATACTGGCGGAGAAGTCGAAGACAGCCCTGAACTCGCTGTCACGAAGTCGATTCCGACCCATTGTGCGCACGAGCATGACGAGATTCACAAAGAAGCGGACAAGACAACGTTAAAAGAACTGCGCCGACTGCTCAATGACTACTTAGAAACCTCGATTGACGAGACGGTTGACTCATTACAGTCGGCATCAAAAGAAATCTCCGCCGTTGGGCTTGAAATCTATGACGAGAACCAAGACGGAGTGATTGACGAGCAAGAAATAGCACAGATTCAGATTCCGCAACCGTCCGAGGAGCGCAAATACGCACTTCAGCTCGCATTGTTGGCTCTGCTATATAAGCGAATGCTCAAGAGTGGCGAGAAACGCTACCAAGACACGCTCGTTCAGTTCGGAATCGTTCTCAACATCCCTGCGCTTGAGCATTACGTCATCTCTGACGGCGCAGAGAAACAATACGAGACAATCGTGAACAAAATCGTCAATTCGTTTACCGACCAAATAACGGACACGATAAGGAGCGCAATCAATATCACGTTCGAGGAAGGCGGAGACAAGCAACAGCTCATCAAGAACGTCAAGGACGTGTTCAAGACCGACCAATGGCGAGTCGAGCGCATCGCTCGCACCGAGGAACACCGAGCCGACAACTTTGGGCAGATTGATGCCGTTGACGTGATTCAGAAGGTCACAGGACGTGAGTTCGGCTTCAAATGGCGCACGACAAGCGGACACCCTTGCGAGTTCTGCCAATACATGAACGGCACAGTTGTCGCTACTGGCGAAGCGTTCATACCGCTTGGCGAGAAGATTCAGCTCGATGATGCCGTTTACATGAACAATTACGAGGACGTTCTAACACCGCAAGCGCACCCCAACTGCCAATGCGTGTTTGACGTGGTGGAGTTATAGCATGAAATACTGTTGCAAACATTGTGGGCGGTACATCATGGATATTGAAGGCACGACTATCATCGAAAATCTCGTCTGCCCTAACTCGAAATGTAAGGCGCACCTCAACATCAAAGTCATTACTCCGCAATCGACAGTCGAGGAAATCAACTACAAGTTCAAAACTCCTGAACTGCCACCCAAGAAGAAACAATAATAGAAAATACCGCAAGTGATGCCCACCCTTACTTGCGGTATTAAGCCACCTAGATGGATTGGGGCTACCCAGTCGCTAGGTGGTTTTTTGATGCCACCCCAAAACACAACAACATGAAAATCAGACGAATCAATGCTCATTTGAGCGAATCGTTGATAACAACCATTAAAAAGGGAACTCATGACAGAAAAGCAGAAATCAATCCGATTCAACGCTACCGTCAAGACGAAAGACGTGGACGGCGAACGCAGAATCGTGTTTGTAGCTTCTTCAGGCTCGGTCGATAGGGATTACGAGAGAGTTGATGTTCCGTCACTCAGACTACCTCTGAAGGCAGGTGGCGAGATTCAAGTCTCGCAGATTGGCTCGGAAGGTGTAGAGGGAGTGGACATTCCTCTCATGTTGAATCACTCAGGCGATATTCGAGATGTCATCGGTTCAGTCCGCAAGGCATGGTTTGAGAATGGCGAACTCATCTTTGAGGCAGGCATCTCAAGTCGTGGGATTGCGCAAGAGATACTCACTCTCATTGACGAGGGGCATCTCTCAAACGCTTTCTCAATCACAATGATTGACTTTGATTTCGACTACGATACCGAGACGATTCGGAATGCAGAAGTGATTGAAGTGTCCGTTGTCTATCGTGGCTCGAATAAGGATGCTCGTCTGCTCGCTGTGAAATCCCTTCTCGGAGGCGAACAAATGGAAGAAGCCGAGAAAGTTGAAGCTCCAATCGAAGCTGAGACTGTTGAAACGGTAGAAGAACCAGTCGGCGAAGCACCTGTTGAACAGGTTGAAGAATCCGCCAACGAAGCCGAAGCCGAAACCGAAAAGGAAGAAGCAGAAGCAGAAGAACCAGTTGACGAGACGGCAACTGAGCAGGAACAACCTGCTGAACCAACCGCCCAAGAAGAACCTAAAGAAAAGGAACAAGAAATGGAAAAAGAAATTGCACAGGATGCTGTTGTTGCGAAAGCGACTCCAGTTCAGACCGCAAAAAGCGAAGGCAACTACTTGGCTTCCAAGAAAGCTCTCGCTGACTTCAAGAACATCGTTCTAAGCCATCATCGTGGCGATAATGCAAGCATCATGAAAGCTTGGATGTCGCACATCTCAAGCAAAGCTATCTCAGGCGATGCGATTTTGCCAACTCGTATCGAGCAAATCTTCTTCAAGACTTGGACTGACAAGGCTGAAATCCTCAACACCTTCCGCACTCTCGGTGTTCGTGCAGGTGCTGTCTATGCGATGCAAGCAAGCTCCAACGGAACTGCTCTCGCACACGAAAAAGGCGAAACCAAACTCAACCAAGAGCTTGAAGCTGTCCGTCGTGACCTCAAAGGCTTGGGCATCTACAAGAAGCTCCCAATCGACTTACAAGACCTATTCGATGACGAAACTGGCGAACTACTAGCATTTCGTGTCGAGGAATTGGCAGGTCGTGTCGCTCACGCAATCGTGGTAGGCGCAATCGTTGGCGGTTATGCCGACAACAACGGTCGTGGCTTGTTCAGCATGAAGGGCGATTTGGACGGTGCTGTCGCAAGCCCTGCTGATAACTTCGGCTCTGCTGTTGCAACCGTAATTCCGAACAGCAACACCGATTCTGACATCGCCAAAGCTATCAAGACTTGTGGCGCAGTCAAGGGAGACCGCAGAATCCTCATCGTTCCTGCAGGTTGGATGACAACTGCTCGCATCGCCCTAATCGGCATGAACTACCCTGTCGCTGACCTCGCTGAGTTCGTTGGCGCAGACGAAATCCATGAATTAGACGAGATGACTGGAAGCGGTTATGACATGATTGCCTATGCTCGTGACTCCTATGTCCTAGCAGGCGAAGCAAACGCTAGTGTCCGCACCGATTTCGACCTCGACAAGAACCAAGATGTCATGCTTGTAGAACGCTATGTTGGCGGTTCTATAACTGGCTACAAGAATCTTGCAGGTTACGCATCAGCCTAATTCATTAAAAGAAAGGAACGATAAAACATGGCATATCTTACCCAATCAGAAGCATCTAAATTGCTTGGTCGTTCCTTGACGGCTTCCGAAGTCAATGCGTTTGACGAGTGGGAAGAAATCGCAGAATCACGATTGTCGGACTTGTTGTGCGTGGCTAGTCTCGCCGACCTGTTGACCGCCCTCGGATTGCAGGTTCTACCGACCGAATTGAAGTTGGTTTTGGCTCGTTTCTTCGGCGGAATCTCAACAGAAAATGGTGTCGAGATTGGAGTTGCCTCGAAGAAGGTTGAAGACTTCTCGATTACCTATGACGAGAAAGAGCGCAACAACGTGTTCGGCAATATCGTGACCGCCAATGGCACAGCGATTCTCAAATACTCTCAATGCAAAGGGCTTCGTAGCGGAAGAACATTAAAAGAAGAAGCGAAATACTATCACTATGACCGTTTTTGATACGTTCCCCTCAATCTCTTATGAGTTTCTAACTATCAGACGAGGTGCGGTAAAAGGGAACGTCATCACGCAAGCGAGTTCATTCCTCGGCATATTCAAGCTAAGGCAGAACCAAGAGGAACAAGGGAACATTGAACTCTATCAGAGTTCAGCAACCCTTCATGCCCACCCTGAAGACTACTCAGACTATGGCAACCTAGTCGGACAAGGCATCAGGGTCAACGGTACGACTTATGAAATCACGAATGTGACTGGCGGAATGAACTTCGCAAGCGGTCAAATGGAACATCTCACATTCACGCTTCAGCGAGCGGAGTTTATCGATGGAACTGCAAACGACAACGATTGAGTTCGTGGACAACTCGGCGAAGGTGTTACAAGAGGAACAGGCGCACATTGACGAAGCTCTTGCAAGAATGGGCGATTCGATTCTGAATCTCGCCCAAATGTACGCTCCAGTTCTTACTGACGCACTTCGAGCAGACGGACGTGTTGTGAAAGAACCGAACTCTGTGACGGTACGTTTCGGAGGTTTCAGCGTTCCGTACGCTCGCAGACGGCACTACGAAAACAACAAGCACCCTGACACGAAATACTACCTCGAAAGGGCAGGCAATCAGGTTGCGAAACAAGGAGTTCAATACTATCTATGATTACTTTGAATCTATTACAGCTCCTAGAGAATAACGGATTCGGAACAATAGACAAAGACTTGTTTTGGGAGAAACTAACCCTCGGCGAAGAAGGAGTATATGTCGCATCTATCGGCAACCCAACTGAAAGAGGCTCTCGCAGAATACAGTCATTTGAACTCTATTCGAGAGGCAAGTCTGATGTGGCAGGATGTCGCAAACTGCGTGACATTGTGGATTTTCTCAATTCGTCCTATTCAATATGTTCACTTCCGCAGGTCGTTGATAAAGATGACCCAACCGAGATTCTCTCGGAACAAATTGACAACATAACAATCATGCCTTGCTCGTCTATAACTGACAACGGTTTGGACAGCAACGGTCGCATCATTTGGACTGCGACTGGCACGATTCTCTACTAACAAAATTAAAGGAGTCAAAATGCAACCACTAAAAGCTGGCACTTATGAGATGAGCATTGGCAACGTGCTAATTCCTGCCGAGTTGCTTGGAGACATTTCGCCAAACTATGACGAAGCGACCACCGATGCAGACACGCAAGCAGGCACTCGCACGACACCTCTCGGCAAGCCTGAGACGGCTGAGTTGACGTTCACGCTATATCTCCCAAGCATCGACTATTTGAAGACGTTGTGGGAAGAAGCCTACAACGCAGGCACGAACCCTCAAACGACTGGCAACATCATCTTTGGGAACGGTTCTTGCCAAACTCGAACGGCTCTACCAATCAACATTCACAACGTTTGCGAAGACAACGATGACAACGACATCCACATCTTTGCAGGCATCGTGAAACAGACTTTCAACCCAACCCTCAGCGGAACGGAAGTCTTGAGCATTGAATCGACAATCTTCATGCAACCAACCTCAGACGGTTATATCCGCCTCGGTACTGGCGATTTGACACAAGAGTCACATTGGGATGTAACAACCCAAGCGACTGTCGCAGGAAAGATTCAATAATACCACCGTTCAACAAAAAGCCACCCCTTGAGGTGGTTTTTTGGTGTTACTTACGGAGCGGTTCGCCTGCGCCGTCTTTGTATGTGCCTGTTGCAATCTTGATGATGTCGGCAATCCACCCAAACATGAAAAAGTTGCCTGTAAACATCTTCAAAAAACCGATTCCGATTCTCCCCAAATAGAAGTCGTGGATGCCGATGAGACCCAAGAGAACGCACAAGATGAGCGCAGTCTTCTTGTCCTTCGAGCTTGTACGTACGACATATTGTTTCTTCTCTTCTTCCATGTTGCTCCTTCGTTGTTACTGCCCCCATTATACCACCCCAACGGCAAGCATTATGAGGACAGTACATCAAATTAAATAGGATTACATCAAATGTCATTGGAATCAGTTTCAATATCTACAAGCAAATACATCACGACCGTCAAAGCTAACATTGACGGACACGATTACACCGTCCGCAAAATGGGCGCAGGAACTCAGCTCGACCTGTCGAGAGAGATTTCAAACCTCATGAAGATGCGAACTGAACTCTTGAACCTAGAGGGGAAGATGAAGAAAGCAAAGACGGACGAGGAAGCGGACAAGATGCTCGCAGACAATATGGGCAAAATGGAGTCGTTCAATAAAATCGTGAACCGCATCGAGCAAATCTTCATTGACTTGTTCGATGACGGCGAAGACGGCAAACGCTCAGCAAAGCTCATTCATGCGCTCGGCATCGAGAACACGCAGAAGGTTTACAACGAGATATTCGACAAGGCGGAGCAAGATGCCAAAGAGTAAAAACCTACTAGATTTGATGCGACCTGAAGACCGCAAGAAGATGATTCAGCGGTACAGGGAACGAACAGCAGACAAGAATATCAACAATAAAATCTCCTCTGAGATGTATATGCTCGCCGAGTTCGGACTCATGTTCGGGTGGCAAGCTGTCATGGACGTGAAGAACGATACTATCACAGGCGAAGAAATGTTCGCTCTGCTCGAAGCAGGGCGCAAGGTGCTTGCCAATCGTGTCGTTGAGCATGGTGTCTCAACCTCTGTCGCTATCGGAAGCCAATTCTCAAAGCATCCGAACCAAGAGTTCGACAAGGGCATGAGAGGATTCATAGAAAGGGCGAAAGTATAATGGCAATCGCAGGACAGATTGAATATAAAGTTACTGTCGATACGTCAGGGCTGACGAAGGGCTTGAACGATGCCAAGAAGGAAGCCAAGACATTCAGCTCAACCCTCGCCGATGTCGGAAAGACTGGGGCAAAAGCCCTCGGAACGGCATTGAAGGCAGGGGCTATCGCATCGACTGGCGCAATCGTTGGACTCGTGAAAACGGCAACGCAAGGCTTCGCAGAGTTTGAGCAGTTATATGGCGGTGTAGAGACATTATTCGGCGCAAAGGGCGCACAGAATGTCGAAGAATATGCTCAGATGACAGGCAAGAGCGTTGATTCGGTCAGGGGCGAGTTCAACAAGCTCATGGATGCTCAAAACCTTGTTATTGCAAACGCAGACCAAGCATACAAGACGGCAGGCTTGTCGATGAACGAGTATTTGTCACAGGCAACCGCCTTCAGCGCATCGCTTTTGCAGTCGTTGAACGGCGATACTGTGGCAACGGCAAAAGTCACAGATATGGCAATCATCGACATGGCAGACAATGCAAACAAAATGGGAACGAGCATCGAGTCGATACAGAACGCTTATCAGGGCTTTGCGAAACAAAACTACACCATGCTCGACAACCTCAAGCTCGGCTATGGTGGCACGAAGACAGAAATGGAGCGACTCCTTACCGATGCGACCAAAATCAGCGGAATCAAGTACGACATCAGCAACCTTAATGACGTGTTCGAGGCGATTCACGTCATACAGGGCGAGCTAGGAATCACAGGAACGACCGCAAAAGAGGCGAGCGAGACAATCTCAGGTTCTCTCGGCATGATGAAGTCGGCATGGTCGAACCTCGTGAGTGGGCTTGGCGATACGTCCGCAGACTTCGACAGCCTGCTCAAAAACTTCATCGATTCAGTTGGCACGCTTGGGAAGAACTTGCTCCCAGTCGTAAAGACTGCGCTGAAAGGTGTCGTGAGGCTCATCAAGGAGCTTGCGCCACAGATTATCGCCATGCTTCCGCCACTCTTTGCGGAGCTATTTCCTGCCGTCATGGAGGCAACTATTGGGCTATTCAATGCGCTAGTCGAAAATATGCCGTCAGTTGTCCAAGTTCTTCTCGATGCGCTACCAATATTGATTGACGGACTGCTCCAAATAGCACAAGGAATCCTGCAAGCTTTGCCTCAGTTGCTCGTATTCTTCTATCAGCTCATAATCGGCATCTCACAGGCACTCGTCCAACCACAGAATCTTCAGCTCATACTCAAAGCAGGTCTCACACTCTTAATTGAGCTAGTGAAGGCGATTCCGCAGATTATACAGAACTTTGCACAGGCGATTCCAACGCTCATTGACTCGATTGTCGAGTTCCTGACAAGCCCTGAATCAATCAAGATGGTCATCGTGGCAGGAATCGAGCTGTTCATGGCACTCGTGAAAGCTGTTCCGCAGATTCTCGGCGCATTGTTCAAGGCTTTCGGAGACTTGTTCGGCAAGCTATGGGATAGACTCAAAACGCTATTCACAGAGTTCGCAGGGAAGTTTGGCAACGCAATCGGCTCGGTGTTCAAGGGCGCAATCAACGGAGTTCTCGCCTTTATTGAGAACTTTATCAACGCACCAATCGACATCATCAACGGCTTCGTGGACACAATAAACAGCGCATTCGGCGCAGTCGGAGTCAACATTGGCAAGATTGGGCGAGTCAGTCTCGGTCGCATGGCAAGCGGTGGCATCGTGCCATCAACGGCAGGCGGTCGCTTGATTCTCGCAGGGGAGGGCGGACAAGACGAATGGGTCGTGCCTGAGTCCAAAATGGCTTCAATGATTGAGCAGATAAACGAACGCACGAACAGCGGTGTTGGAGGCGGTGTCACAATCAACGTCTTTGGCACGTTCGCAACGAGCGAGGCGGAACAGCGCAGAGTGGCGGAGCAGATATATGACAAGCTTCAAGAAATAAACAAAGCAAGAATGGGAGCATACCTATGATATATAAGATGACACTCAAGGACTCGGCAGACGAGATGACGTTTGACCTGCTCGAAGTTCCGATTGTGGACAAAGACATCGAGGGGGCGGTCGATAACGTCACATTGGACGGCAACCAATACACCGACTATTTGTGGCTTAAAAAGCAATTCATTCAGAAATGGTCGATTCTATGTGATGACGAGTACACGAGGCTCAGGGGCTTCTATACAAGGCAATTCGAGAACGCTGACGTGCCGTCATATCGGCTGTACTACGGCGATGATATTATAAGAAACTCTACGCTGAGCGGAGAGCGAATCGAACTCAGCATCAGCGGTGTCGCAGATGGCACGATGAGTCTCACGCAGATGGACGGCAACATCGAGCAAACGACCTACACAGGGAAGAATCTACTGAACATCACAGACAAGACATCCACCACGAACGGCATCACTAGAACCGCAAAAGACGGCAAGCTGACATTCAGCGGTACGGCAAGCGCATATACGCAAGGCTTTTACGAAGCTCCCAATATAACAGCCAACGAGCCAATGATTCTATCGGCAAATAGAGCAAGCCTGTCAGGAGTGACGATAAAGCTCACAGTTGAGAGAGGTGGGAGCAATATCTACCCTGACCTTGTTACAACCTACCAGTTGCAGACAGGCGATATTCTCAAGCAAATCTACTTCATCATAGCTAATGGGGCAACGACAAGTGGCTCAATAAGCCCCCAGTTGGAGAAAGGTTCAACCGCCACCGCCTACGAGCCATACATTGGCGGAATCCCTGCCCCGAATCCGCAGTTCCCGCAGCCAATCGAAACAGTTACAGGACGGCAGACGGTAACGGTTACAGGGAAAAATCTGTTGAAACTATTCACCGATTCATTCACAGCGCAGGGGATAACAACCACCGTAAATGCCGATGGCTCATTCACATATGCAGGGACAACAACGACCACATGGGCAGACCTATCCCCAACGATAAGCAATACAATCCCCGCAGGGACATATACACTCTCCAAACAAACCAACCGTAGCTACACGATACGTTTCAATCATGCCGACAACACCAACACGCAGATGAACCTAACAAGCGCAAGCACAAGCGTAGCACTTCAGAAAGATGTAGTTAGCTACCGCTTTTGGGTATGGGGGCTTACCGCAAGCACGCAGTACAACGCCACAGAAAGATTGCAACTTGAACTCGGAAGCCAAGCGAGCGCATACGAACCGTACAAGGGGCAGAATTACGAAATCAACTTGGGCAAGAACCTGATAAACACGAACATCGCTCTGTCAGACCAATATCTGAATACAAACGGAGGTTGGGCAACAGGCACATATACGGAATACCTCAACGATGAATGGGCGAATATACCAGGCGCGTCATATACTTTTACAGCATCCGAAAGAAAAACCAATTCGACATATCTGCGCTTCGGTCAATACAAGGCGGACGGCACATTTATATCTCGAACGCTCGTATCGGCATTAAACCAGACCATCACGACCACCTCAGAATGCTACAAAGTCGTAATTTCGCTCAACAATTCGGAATCCAGCTGCTTTGTGAACCCAATGCTCGAAAAAGGAAGCACCGCGAGCTCATATTCTGCCTACTTCACACCAATCGAACTCTGCAAAATTGGCACATATCAGGACAGAATCTACAAGGAGAATGGGAAGTGGTGGCTACATAAAGAGATTGGGGAGGTTGTGTTTGACGGAAGCGAGAACTGGAGCTTGCTGAACTCAGGGTCAACCAACTTCTACTACAATCTCCCAGTTTTTGTGACACCGAAAGACCAAGACATCATGCCTGTGAGCAATTACTTTGTTGGAACACCAATAACAAATGGCAACACTAGCGTAGGGCTTTGGATTACCAGTGCAGGCACAATCAGGGCAAGGAAAGAGACAGAGCAGACGTTGGCTGACTACAAGACATGGCTCGCAAGCAACAATGTGACCGTCTATTACGTCCTTGCGACCCCGACCACGACAGAAATCACGAATGAGGCATTGGTGGAGGAGCTAGAAGCGCTCCAAGACGAGGCAATCTCGGTCGGACTGCACAACATCTACACAGACACCCCAAATGCTCTGCCAACGCTCACGTTCGACCTGACAGAATATCTCAGCAAAAGCACGACAATCATTCCTGAAACGGCAGTCCGTCTCGCGCTCACAGACGGCGGAGTCATCAATGCCTGTGGCTGTCGCAAAGACGTTCAACTAACAATGAGAGAAACTATCGAATGATAACAGCATCAACAACATTCAATCAGATTGCCAACTCTACGATTCGCCCAATCGCTCAGAAAACGAACATCTCGTTCACAAAAACGAGGGCGGAAGGTTTGAACTGGTTCACGCTCGACCAATCTCAACTGGACGGCATCGACATTCTCGCCTCCGACCCTGACGATTCAATTCAGCCTTGGGATGCATACGAGTGGGGCGATTATACGAGAGATGTCATGAGCATGAACTGGAGTCGCTCGGTTGCCTTCCCATACAACGTGCAGTCCGCAACTTGCGACATCAAGCTCAACAATACGCATCAAAAGTACACCTACGAGAACGAAGACTCGCCTCTGCATGGCTACATCTTGCCGAAGCGACCAGTTCGCACCTATGCAGGATTTAAGAAGGGCGGAACGGCTGAGGTCGTTCCTGCCTTCGTTGGCTTGACACAGAATATGCCGTCATACGAGGGGAGCAACAACTCAACGGCAACCTTCACAGCTCTCGACTTCTTGTCCGAGATTGGCAATATGCAACTTACGAACACAATCATGATGCAAGACGTGCGCACAGACGAAGCTATCGCCTCAATACTTGATATGTTTGGCATGGATGCCTCGATGTACGACTTGGCGCAGGGCGAGAACGTGATTCCGTTCCTCGACCTCGAATCAGGCTTGAATGCAGGGAACATCTTGCAGAAGCTCGTACAAGCCGAGGACGGCGCATTGTGGCTCGATGAGAAGGGCATCATTCGCTTCGCTCCTCGCTATACAGACCTAGGCAAGCTCCCAGTCATGACGTTCAACGAGAGCAACATCGTCTCGATTGCCCCCTCACGCACAGACGGCATCGTCAACCGAGTCAAAATCACGTCAAACATTCGCAAGATTCAAGACAAACAGCCAGTCTTCACGATGTCGAATGAAACAGGCTACCAGTCGAGCGCAGACGAAGACTCTTACCGCATCAAGCCAAACGGCAACACAATCATTTGGATTTCGTTTGAAGACCCAATTTGGAGCGCAACGCTCAATCCGCTTCTAAACGGCGCAAATGACGATTCCAACTTCACAGCCGTTGACCTAATGGGAAACGCTATTACAAGCGGTTTGACGGCTTCAGGAACGCTGTTCTCGAACTCGATGAAAGTCACAGTCTCAAATGCGAACAACTATGCCGTTTCGCTCACTTATATGGAGATTTGGGGCGAGCCTGCGAAGATTGTGGACACAATCAAATACGATACGCACGACAGCGATTCGGTCGAGGAGTTTGGCGAAATGGTACTCGAAATCACAGACAACGACTTCTTCGGCTCATACGCAAACGCTGACCGCTACGCTGTGAGCATACTCAAGAGGCGAGCGAGCTACTCGCCAACTATCAACATGAAAGTCAAAGGCAACCCTGCGCTTCAGCTCGGAGACATCATCGAAGTCGAAGGCAAGTATGCAGGAACGTACAAGATAACAGGAATCAACTCTGCCATATCAGGCACAGACGGCTTCAGCAACGAGCTGACGGTTGAGCGGTTCACGATTCTGCAACCGTTCATTCTCGACAGGTCTGTTCTTGACGGTGCGGAGGTTCTAGGAGCGTAACATGGCAATCATCAAACAAGTACAACACGCAGGGTCGGTGCGGACATCGACCCTATCAGGCAACATCGAGCTGAATGAAGCATCAGGCGAACTCATCGTTCGCAACGGCGCAAATGTTCTCACTCGCATCAATTCCGAGGGCTTCACTTACTCAGAGGCAAATGGACTGCGCCGAATCCGAGTCGGTCTCAATCCGAAGGACGAGTCGGTCGGAATGTGGAACTCGAAACCGAACATCGATGTTATTGAAGAATTGGAGAACAGTTGATGTCGGTCAAGAACTTCATCATCGACACAAGATACCCAATGGAAAAAGTGGCTTACATTTTAGAGGCATCAGGCACGACATCGAGCGCAGGCTCTCCGACCATCGGCGCACAAACCACACTCACGCTCTCAAACCCCACAAACACCGCCATGCTTCTTGACGGAATCTACTCTTTCGACAACTGGCGGACAGCCTACCCAATCTCGGCAGGAGATGCGAACAGGTATTGGCAACTCGTGCAACTATACTGCACAAGGGAACAAATCAGAGTCAGCTTCATCGGCTACTCTACGTCAGTTCCTTACAAAGTCCGCCTGTGGGGGTTCTTACCTGAAGACAACCTCGGAGCAGACGTGCCAAATACGGCATCGCTCAGCGTTTACCCTTACACGATAGACACGAGCAAAAACTACATGACAATCTTTGATTCAGGGCGAGTCTCGGCATCTACAAGCTCGCCAGTCACAATCGCCCACAATCTTGGGTATATACCGCTCATGAAACTGTGGAGAGGCTCGAACACCAACTGGCAACTCGTG